GCCCTGCATTATGAAGGCAAGACCGCACCGTACTTGACCCCCATTGCAGGAGTAAAAAAGACAGATGCATTGCAATTATTTGCTTTGACAGCGTATCCACAAGAAGCCACAGGTTGCGACTTAGTTGCATCAGGTAGTGCAACATTCACCCAACGTGAAATCACAGTTTCCAAAATTGGTTACCGTGACGAACTTTGTATGGATGCTTTACTTCCAAAGTGGACTCAAATGTTACTTGCACCAGGTGCAGCAGGAGAGGATGAAATCACAGCACAGTTAGGTGCTCAAATGAGTGATGAACTTAAAGCCTTAATTGTAGAAAATATCGAAGTAGCCACATGGCAAGGTAACACAGCTTCAGGTGATGCAGTATTAGCAATGTTTGATGGTTTCATTAAGATAATTACAGCAGCAACAGCAATCAACGGTAACACAGGTAACGTAACAGTAGCAACAGGTATCACAACTTCAAACGTTATTGCAATAGTAAACGCAATGTGTGCAGCACGTACCGAAGCCTTAAAACACGCAACCGACCAAGTATTATTTGTTGGAACAGACACATTTGACAAATATGTTCAAGCCTTAGAAACTGCAAACCTTTACCACGTTGACCAAACTAAGTGGGTTAATTACGAAATGGGTGTAATTGGTAAAAACGTTACTTTGGTAGGAGTACCAGGATTAAGTGGAACAAGTAAACTTTATTTAGGACAGAAGAAAAACTTTTTTAAAGGTTTTGATTTGTTAGATGATTCTGATAAAGTTGAGTGGAAAATTTTAGAAAGCGACAAAATGAGATACACAGCCAAATTTAAAATGGGTGTTCAGGTTGCTTATCCAAGTCAAATTGTAGAATTTATATTAGTATAATTATGGCTTGTGCATTAACCCAAGGATTCGTAAAAGGTTGTAAAGATTCAACAGGCGGTGTTAAGGAATTTTTCTTAGCAAACCGCCCTACTGACTTTGCCGTAACAAAGAATGCAAGTGGTCAAGTAACAAGCTATACAGGTACAGTTGCATGGTATAAGTATGTACCACGTAAGCAAACTTCTACTTTTGGTGAAGCAATTACCACAAGTGAAGAAAATGGAACAGTATTTTTTGCACAAACAGCCCAAATACTTTTAAGTAAAATGGAAGTTGGTAAACAAAGAGAAATATTGTTACTTGCACAAGCTGACCTAATATTAATTGCCAAAGACCAAAATGGATTCTACTGGCTTCAAGGAGTTGACAACGGTGTCAATTTAGCACCAAGCGAAGCAACAGGAGGTAAAGCATATGGAGATATGAACGGTTACACGCTTAATTTTGAAGCAGCAGAACCAAGCAATATGCCAACGATTTACTACCCTGCATTTAGTGGAAACATAACAGGATAGAAATAATCTAATTATCAAAGGAGGCTGTAAGAAATTGCAGCCTTTTTTGTTTTATAAACAAATTTTAAAAAAATACTTATTATTAAAATGGTTATTATTAATCGAGCAGCAACAAGTAGTTTAGATTTGACCTTAACAGAAAATGTTACTATAACAAATCCTTATTACTTATTTGTGTTCACTAACAAAACAACCAATAAAGTTAGTATGTGTTTTCTATCCGATTCAAGTTTATACCCTGAAAGATACAATAGGTTTAATTTAACAGAGCCTACAAACGTAACTTTAATTTCAGGAGATTACATTTATCAGGTGTATGAAAAATCAGTAGTAACATTAGTAATTCCATCTGATGACTATTTATTAGAAACGGGAATTGCAAGAGTGCCAGTAATAGCATTGACAGAAACAGAATTTGAAAGTACATTAAACGTAGCACCAATAGTATATGAAGCGACCGATTAAAACAGAACCTAATATTTATTCGGTTGATTTATCCGTTTATAATAGACCTTCCTTTGCAGAAGGTTACACCAACGGCAAACGATGGATAAGCAGAGGAATAGACAACTTATTTCCTATCTATCTTATAGACCTTTACAATCAAGGCAACACACATGGAGCAGTAGTAGATGGAAAGATAAGTTACGGAGTAGGAAGGGGTTTATTTATCAATCCTGAAAAAGCAAATATGTTAGAAGTTGCAAAGGCTATGCAATTTTTAAAGCGACCTAATCCATTTGAGAGTTGGGATGCGTTGGTTAAAAAAACATGGACTAACTTTGAAATACATAACTCTTATGCTTTTGAGATTTTAAAAAATAAGTTCGGCAAACCTATTGAAGTTTATAATATTGACATAGATAGAATTGCAGAAGATAGAAACGACAGTTCTGTTTATCTTTATTCGTTGGATTGGGAAACGAGATTTTCAACACCAACGAATCGACAAACTAATTTTAATCCTAAGTTATTAGAACTTCCAAAGTATGACCCAAAGGTAATTCACGAAAGATGTGTTTTAGTTCACTACGAACCAAGACCAGGAATGAAACACTACTCTTTACCACCTTATATAAACGCTTTAGAAGCTATTGAAGAAGAAATTGAGATAAGTCAGTTTCATTTAAACAATGTTAAGAACGGATTTGTAGGCGGTACGATGGTTAATTTCTTAAACGGTAATGCAACCGATGCAGAGAAAGACCAAATAGAAAAAAGATTCAATGCAAAGTTTGCCAACGGTAACGGGAGTAAAATACTTTATAATTTTGCTGATGGTAAAGACCAAGCAGCCGAAGTATTACCATTACAACCAAACACCTTAGATAAGCAATTTGAACAAAGGGCAAAGCAAGTACCTGAAAACATTATTATAGGTCATAGGGCGGTTAGTAGTATGTTATTTGGCATCAAAACAGAAGGGCAATTAGGAGGTAGAACCGAAATATTAGAAGCATACGAACTATTTAAAGAAACGTATGTAAAACCAAGACAAGATACTGTATTAAGTTCTGTAAATAAGATATTTGAAATATTTGGATTTAGTCCGATTGTGGAGGTTAAAGAACTTAAACCTTTGGCTAATCTGTTACCAATTTCAGAACAAACTATTGCTTCAATACTACCAAGACAGGTTTTAATAGATTATGTGACTGAAATGTACGGTTTAACTATCCCTGAAGCAGTACAACCCGTTCAATTAAGCGAAACAAAGCCTTTTTATTTTGATACAGTAGGCGAAAGTTCAGACAATTATGAGGAAATAGAGTGTCATCACGTTGAATTTGGGGATGATTTAAGCCCTATTTTTAAATATAACGAGCTTGAATTTATTAAATTAGCCGAAGGTGATGAGAAAACAACAGCTACATCAAGCGGTAACATACCTAAAATAGAGCCAAAAACACCTAAATTAAGCCCTTTAGTCATCAAATATCGGTACGGATTAAGACCCGATGCCCCTGCTTTGCAGACAGAAAGTAGAGATTTTTGCCAAAAAATGATGGGATTGAATAAACTCTATACAAAACAAGAGATTGAAGGAATGAAAAACGACATGGACAACTTTGATATTATTAATAATTCAAATGTATGGTTATATCGTGGAGGTTGGTATAAAGACCCTAATAAAGAAGTAGCAGTTCCTTTTTGTAGGCACATTTGGAATCAAGTAATAGTTAGACAAAAGTAATGGCAGTAGTATATTTATTAAGTGCAGCAGATTTTATAGCTTATACACCCGTACATGGTAACGTAGATGCAAAATTTTTGCAACAGTCTATCTTAGCGTGTCAAGATATGTATGTTACTGAAATAGTAGGAACAGACCTTTACAATAAACTAATTACTGATTGTCCAAACGTTACGGGCAATTATAAGATTTTACTTCAGGATTATTTACATAAGGGAATGAGGTATTGGATTATGGCAGAGATTGGAAGCATCTTATCCAGGCGTTTTACTAATATCGGATTTCAGGAAAAGTACAGCGAAAATTCAAGCACAGTAGATAGAGAAAATCTTATAAGTGATTACGGTAATATGATGAATAAAGCTGAATATTTTGCAGACAGAACGAGAAAGTATCTATGTGCAAATGAAACTTTATTTCCTGAATATACCACAAGTTTAACAGATGACGGAATTACACCTAAAAAAGATTTGTTTAAGAGTTCAATTTATTTAGGAGGTTCAAGAAGGACATTTAACGGATTTCAAAGATTAGATGATGACGATGACTGTTGTTAGAAAACAAAGAGAAATAAATAAAGGTAGAGGTAATAGTAAGAATAAAGAAAATCTTGCAAAGTTAGAAGCATATATAAAATTAAATGACACTAAATCAGATTTTCAAGATAATAGAAGGATTTGCCAATAGTCACAGTAATATAAATACTGTAATATTTGGTAGTAATTCTGAAATTGACAACTCTGATGTTGATGGAACGTTAATGTGGTATGATGTAAGTCAAGGAAACACAGACGGAACACAGCTAAATTATACTTTTGAATTAGCGTTCTTAGATGTTTTAAATCCTGATTTATCTAACTTAAAAGATATAATGAGTGATACATTACAAGTAGCACAAGATATATCAGCAGCCATTTATAATTATGATGGTGATATTGAGTTTGACTTACCAAAGAAAAGTTCAATACAACCAGTAGAGCATAAATATTTAAGTGATTATGCAGGACATACATTAACGTTTACAATAAATACACCGTATGAATGGAATGAATGTTGGATTCCTGAAAAGACAACACCAACACCAACACCACAACCAGTATTTACTGTTTATGATAATAATTTAACAGAAGTAGGAACGGTAACAGGCGATGATTTACAGGTTATAGCCTTAGACACCAACGGAGATGAAATAAACGCTACCTATACATTAGTAGGTGGAGTATTAACTTTAAGCGGAATAAGCACAACGACAATGATAAGTTTTACAAACGTAAATACAACCCTTACAAATGCAGCATTTGTAGGTAAGACAGCAGCCCAATTAGTAGTGTTAGGCAACGGAACAGAATTAACTACAATTAATGAGATTGCAAGTGTAGTCGGAACGACAATAACATTAGTAACTTCTTTAAGCGGTGGAAACGTAAAAGTAATAGTTTTTTAAATGAAAAAAATAGCGATAATTTTAATTTTAATAAGTGGTTTAGCAAAGGCACAAACACCACCGAGAACGGGATATTTAGTTCAACCTGCGAAATGGAAGTTTGTTAATCCTATTTGGTTAGATAGTGGAGCATACATAACTAAGATTTCAAAGACAAGCGGACAGAATAGGTATTTGGTTTATGACAGCGTTAAGGGAACGATTGGTTACAGGTATGTAACAGCAATAGATACAACTTCATTATCAAATCGAATAAATTTAAGAGTTAAATATACAGATACATCTACAATGTTAAATAAGTATCTTAGGGCATCTGATACTCTTAAACTATCTAATAGAATAAATTTGCGTGTTAAATACACCGATACCGCAAGTATGTTGGCTAAGTACCTAAGAAGTGCAGACACATTAAAACTTCGGAGAGATGTAAATTTGAAAGTACCCTATACGGGTGCAACGGGAGATGTTGATTTAGGTAATTTCAGTTTAAATGCCAAAAGTATTCATGCCAAAGGAACGGCAGGCAATGGTCATTTAGGGTTAAAACATCAAAGTAGTGGTGCAAGCGCAGTAGGAAGTGAATCGGTAATATATGCCGATGCGGTTGGAAACCCTAAATGGAAAAATGACGGAAACACAGTACAAAGTGTAATGTTGGAAAACACAGCAATTACGGGTGCAACTAAAACAAAGATAACATACGACACAAAAGGATTAATAACAAGTGGCGCAGATGCAACTACGGCTGACATAGCAGCAAGTACTAATAAGAACTATGTAACAGATGCACAAGCTACCGTAATAGGTAACACAAGCGGAACAAACACGGGAGATAATGCAACCAATACTCAATATAGCGGATTGGCTGCAAGTAAACAAGATGCCTTAATTTTAACCACTACGGGTACTTCGGGAGCAGCAACATTGATTGGTGCAACTTTAAACATTCCACAATATAGTGGTGGAACGGTTACAAGTGTTACAGGTACAGCACCAGTAGTAAGTAGTGGTGGCACAACTCCTGATATTAGTATGGCGGCTGCAACTACTTTTGTAAACGGGTATCTAACTTCTACCGATTGGAATACATTTAACAACAAAGGTAGTGGTACTGTCCAAAGTATTGCAACAGGATTAGGATTGTCAGGAGGAACAATAACCACAAACGGAACATTATTAGTAGATACTGCGAGTGCAAGTATAATTAGCCGACAAAGAGCAGAAATGAAATTTTATCCTATTAATTCAAATCCAAATGGGTATTTAACCACAGCCGTTTCAAGTGTTGCAGCCTTGACATTAGGAACAACGGGAACGGATTTAAGCAGTACGGTAGCCAACGGAACAACTACACCTGTAATCACCTTAAACGTACCAACAGCGAGTGCAAGTAATAGAGGGGCATTAAGTTCTACTGATTGGAGTACATTTAACGGCAAAGAAAGTGTATTGACATTTTCAAGAGGTTTAAGTCGTTCAACTAACACCGTTAGATTAGATACATCTAAAAGTTATTTGTTTACAGCAGGAATGAAATTTAGCGGATTAAGTAATACTTTTGGGCAATCAAGGGTAGCAGTAATAGATTCAGTAACAGGTGCAATAGGTTACAAATATATTTCATCAGGCGGTGCTGTTACAGGTTCAAACGGTATATCTGTATCAGGCAGTGGTGTATTATTAGGTCAGGCAGCAGCAGGTTCAGGTGCAAGTGATTTTACAGCTAATAGATTTTTATATCTTTCAACGTTTGCACTTCAATTAGGGGGT